CCGGCATGCAGATTTTTCGAGCCAAATGCGGCTCCGCCTGCCATCTCAGATTGGAGCTGAGCATGAAAATCATCGACGCCGATCGACGCCTCGCCGAGCCCCGCGGCGTGAAGGCGCTAATCGTCGGTCCGAGCGGCGTAGGCAAAACATCGCAACTCCGCACGCTCGATCCAACACGCACGCTTTTACTGGACAGTGATGCCGGCGATCTCAGCGTGCAGGACGTGCCGGTGGACACATTGCGCGTGGACGACTGGGCCACGGCGCGCGACCTCGCATGCCGGATCGGCGGACCAAACCCGTCATACCCGCCAACGGCGTGCTACTCGCAAGCGCACTACAACGCCCTCGGCGGTGCACTCGACAACCTCGCCAGATATCAAACGCTGTTCGTCGACAGCATCACCGCGATTAGCCGCCTGAGCTTTCGCTGGGCTGAGCAGCAGCCGGAAGCCTTTTCAGAACGATCAGGAAAGAAAGATGTGCGCGGCGCCTACGGCCTGCACGCACGCGAGATGATCGCCTGGTTGAACCAGTTGCAGCACGCGCGTGCGATGAACGTGATCTTTGTCGGCATCCTGGAAAAGGTGATCGACGATTTCAACGTCGCAACGTGGCAGCTGCAAATGGAAGGGGGCAAAACGAGCCGCGAGCTTCCTGGCATCGTTGATGAGATCATAACAATGCAATTCGTCGACTTCGGCGACGGTGTGCCAGCCCGCGCCTTTGTTTGCACGCAGCCGAACCCCTGGAACTTTCCTGCGAAAGATCGCTCGGGCCGGCTTAGCCAGATCGAAGAGCCGCATGTCGGCAAGCTAATCGACAAGCTCGTCGGTCCGAGCGAGCGCAAGACATTCACCACTTTACCCTAGCCAACGCTCGAAGCAGAGGAGATAGCAGTAATGATAGACTTTAACAATGCTCAGCGCTCAGTGATTCCGGCGGACACTATCGCGACGCTGCACCTGAAGGTGCGACCCGGAAACGCCGGCGAAGACAATTCGCTCACTCGATCGAAAGACGGCAACTCGGAAGCGCTCGACTGCGAATTTATCGTTGTCGATGGTCCTTTCGCGAAACGAAAATTCTGGGATCGTTTTCTGATCAACGGCACCACCGAGGGACACGCCCAGGCCGCCGAGATCACTCAGTCACGATTGCGCGCGATTTTGGAGAGCGCGCGCGGTATCAAACCAGACGACATGAGTGACATCGCCAAGCAGGCGCGCAAAGTGGCCGGCTTTGCTGAATTCGATGGCCTGCGCTTCATCGGCCGCGTCGGCATTGAGCCGGCGAGCGACAAATATCCCGCCAAGAATACGTTCCTGGCGGCTGTCACGCCGGACCAGCAAGACTGGTACCAGGTCGAGCAGGTCGCGAAGCAGCCCGGCGCGCCAGCGGCGCCGGCCGCTCCCAAGGCTGAGTTGGCTAAGATCGTGAGGCCGGCGTGGGCGAGCTGACGCAGCGAGAGAACGACTGGCAGAACCGCGCCACCGCCGCGGCCATCGCGGCGGCGCGGCGGTTGGCATGCGCTGATGATCCCATCCGGATGGCAACGCCGATCGGTCGGCTCTCCGACGTCGAGTGGGGCTGGATCGTCGCCGCGGTCATCTTCGCCTGGATCGCGAAGCGCGCCGAGCAGGCGACCGCCGAGGGGCTCGACCTTGAACCCACGATCCGCGAAGGCGCTCACGGCGCGTGGGACGCAGGCGCCATCGCGACGATATTGCCGCAGCTTGCCGAGACGCCCGGCATCGACTGGTCGAGGCCGCTCGCTGAGTGGCCACGCGAGTCGGTGCTGGAATTTCTCGGTGCGGCGCAGCGTCTGACGCGTGAAGCCATAGCCGCGCGCGACCGCGGCCCCGGCGTCACGCGCCAGAGCGCTGTGCCGTTTGCGGTGTGAGAGCCGTGTCGTGCTCGACTTCAACAGCGCCGACCTCTCAGCAACGCCGCTCAGCGCCGCTATCAACAACCTGATCGAGGCAGCCAAGCCGCCGGAGGAAAACGTCCGCCAGTACCTCGGCGCGTCGACCATCGGCGCCGAATGCCTGCGCAAGATCCAGTTCGACTGGATGTGCAACCCGGCACACCCGACGCGGACGCACGACATCTTCGCCCGCGGACATTGCTTCGAGGAGATGAGTCGCCAGCACCTGATCCGCGCCGGGTTCGGCTTCGCGCCGGCCGACCAGCTCGGCTTCGTCGCCGCCGACGGCCTCTTCCGCGGTCACGCCGACGGCGTGCTGATCCGCGGCCCTGAACTGTTCGGCGTGAGCTATCCGTGCCTGTGGGAACACAAGTGCCTCGGCGCCAAGGGCTGGCGCAGCATCGAGCGTGAAGGCGTCGAGAAGGCCTACCCGCAATACGCCGCCCAAGCTTGGCTCTATCAGGCCTATCTGAGACTTACCGATCACCCCACGCTCTTCACCGCAACGAATGCCGACACTTGCGAACGATTGCACCTGCTGCTGCCGTTCAACGCCGAGCAGGCGCAGGCCTGGTCGGATCGCGCCGTGACTGTGATCGCGGCGACGCGCGCCGGCGAGCTGCTACCGCGGTTCACCGCTGATCCCGCCGACTGGAAGTGCAGGTTGTGCGGCCACCGCGAGCGGTGCTGGCGATGAAACCGCTCGCGCCAGTCGCCGTGCGCTCGATCTACGTGCGGGTGCGGCAATGACGGAGAAGCCGCAAACTCACTGCGGCGACCTCGCGCATCTGCCAGAGGCGCTGGCGCCGCTGACCGCCGAGCGACGGTGGGTAGTCTGGCCGTGGGAGCTGAGCAAGAGCAAGGGCGGCAAGGAAAGGTGGACCAAGCCGCCGAAGCAGGCGCGCCATCCGACCCACAACGCGCGCCCCAACGACCCGAGCACGTGGGGCACCTATGACGACGCGGTTGCCGCCGTGCAGTGTGGCAACGCCGACGGCATCGGCTACATGCTGCTCGGTTCCGGCATCGGCGCCGTCGACCTCGACCACGTCGTCGAAGATGCCAAGCTGCTTCGATGGGCCGAGCAGTTGTGCGCCGAGGCCATCGGCGCCTACCAGGAGACGACGGTGTCGGGCGCCGGCCTGCGCATCATCGGCACCGCCAGCGGGCAGGAGACGCACCGCAAGTTCACCTTCGACCGCAAGACCGGCGCCGGCATCGAGCTCTACCGCGATACGGCGCGCTACATCACGATCAGCGGACTGGAAAAAAGCCAGTGCGGTGAGCTGACCCCGCTCGACCAGCTGATCGATACGCTACTGGCGCGGCACGGCTACGGCCAGAGGCAGCCGCTCGACTTCAACACCGCCCCGCTGCAGCGCGAGCTCGACTATGAGGCGCTGATCGAGAAGGGCGCGCCAGAAGGCGAGCGCAGCGAGCGATTCCAGGCCGTCGTCTGGCACCTCGCCGGGCAGGGCCACTCGGCGGAGCAGATTGCCGAAGAGCTGGCCAAGCACCCCAATGGAATCGGAGCCAAGTACGCCGAGCGGCTGCTCGCCGAGGTGACGCGCAGCCATGAAAAATGGCGGGCTCACAAGCATGCCGCGGTGACCGGCGACAGGAGAGCGACCGCCGGCGATTGGCCGCAGATCGTCCTGGCCAATGGCGAGTTGCCGCGCGTCGTCAAAGAGGCCGAGGATGCTCTGCTCGGCCTCAGGCGCGAGGTCTACCAGCGTGGTGGCTTGCTGGTGCGGCCACTGCTGCTGCCGACGATACCGCCAAACGACGACTGGAAGCTTACGCCACTGACCCGGCCGTGGCTGGTCGAGGCGCTCACTTGCGCCGCCCGCTTCCTCAAATACGACCGTCGCGCGAAGGGCTTTGTGCCCGTGGACGCGCCGGCCGACGTCGCCGAGGCGCTGCTGTCACGTGGCGGCAACTGGCGCCTGCCGATCCTGAGCGGCGTCACCAAGACCCCGTTCCTGCGCCGCGACGCCTCGATCTGCGAGACGCCGGGCTACGACGCCGCCAGCGGCCTGCTGTACAAGCCCGGTGATGAAATTTTCCCGTCCATCCCGCAGCAGCCGAGCAAGGACGACGCGCTGGAGGCGCTGCAGCGCCTCGAGGACCTGATCGGCGAGTTCCCCTTCGTCGCGCCGGTGGATCGCGCCGTGGCGCTGAGCGCCATCCTGACCATCCTCGACCGCCGCAGCATGACCGCCGCGCCGCTGCACGCATTCACCTCGCCGACCGCGGGCACCGGCAAGTCGCTGCTGGTCGACGTCGTCGCCATGCTCGCCACCCGCCAGCCGATGCCGGTGATCAGCCAGGGTCGCACCGAGGAGGAGCTTGAGAAGCGGCTGGGCGCCGCGTTGATCGCCGGCGACACCGCCATCGCGCTCGACAACTGCGAGCACCCGCTGGAGAGCAGCTTCCTGTGTCAGGCGCTCACCCAGCAGAAACTCAACATCCGCATGCTCGGCGTCAGCAAGAACGTGGAGACGCCGGTCAACGCCGCGATCTTCGCCACCGGCAACAACCTCATCATCGTTGGTGACCTCACCCGCCGCACGTTGATCTGCGCCCTCGACGCCCAGTGCGAACGGCCGGAATTGCGCGCGTTCGACACTGACATCCTCGACACAGCGCGCACCCAGCGGCCTCGCTTGGTGGCCGCGGCGCTTACCGTGCTGCGCGCCTGGTACATTGCTGGCACACGCGTCACGGTGCCCCCGTTCGGCAGCTTCGATGCCTGGTCGTACCGCGTGCGTGAGCCGCTGGTTTGGCTCAGCCGCGCCGACCCCTGCGAAACGGTGGCTAAGGTGCGCGAGGACGACCCGCGACGCACTGTGCTGCTCACCGTACTGGTGCAATGGAAAGAAGCGCTCGGCACCCACTCGGCGCATACCATGCGAGAGATCATCGCCGCCGCGATCAATCGTCCGGACTTTCACAACGCCCTACTCACAGCGGCAGCGGCGAGAAGCGGCAATGTCGTTAGCAATGAGCGCCTGGGGCGCTGGTTGAAAACACAGGATGGGAAAATTGTGAATGCTCTCCGTATCATCCGCGATGGCATGAGAGACGGTTATCCAATGTGGAGGTTGAACGAGGTCGAATTAAAAAAGTGGGGTTAGTGGGGTTCGGCCAGACGCGCGGAGAAATTGTCAAGTGGGGTTAGTGGGGTTTGAGCCTTGTTTACCTCTACGCGCGGAAACTGTCAGGGGAGAGAAGTGACAAATATAGAGAGTAGGAGGAAATAACCTCAAAACCCCACTAACCCCACTTGGCCTCCTGCTTGAAGAATGCGTTCTAAACGCAGGCGGCACTTCGCCTCCAAAAACAAATACTTGCTGCACACCCAGCCGATGTCACGTAATCTTCAGCGTCTCCGGGCTATGACACCGTACCGAAAGAGTTGCGCTATGGCCGCACCTAAAGGAAATAAGTTCGCCGTCGGTAACAAAGGTGGTGGTCGACATTCCCAGTTTGATCCGAAGTTCATTAGATGCGCAGAGCTTGCGTGTCGAGCTGGATTTACTGATAGGGAATTAGCTGAATTGTTCGATGTAAGTTTATCAGCAATTGAAAAGTGGAAGCGCCAACGTGAAGACTTTCGCAATGCCCTTAAAGTCGGCAAGGCTGAGGCTGACAACCGCGTTGAGCGTTCTCTCTATGAGCGCGCCACGGGATACAGCTACAACGCCGTCAAGATCTTCCTGCCCTACGGTTCACGCGAGCCGGTCTATGCGCCGTATGTCGAGCACGTGCCGCCGGACACGACCGCAGCAATTTTTTGGCTGAAGAACCGCAACCCCGCGCAGTGGCGCGACGCCTGGCAGGTGGAGCACGTGACCGGCAAGTACGTTATTGCAGACCGGCCGCTCACCGAGGACGAGTGGATCAAACAAACAGGTGCAACGGTGCTCGACGGCGACGAAGCGGTCGACATCACGCCTGAGAACAAGTGATCTTCTGCCTATGATACAGAAGGTCTGTAGCGCTAACTTATTGATATTGCAGTATCTGGTCTGAGCAACCCCAAATCTGGGAAGCATAGGGGAAACTCCGTGGCCATTTTGGCCTACCCAGACCCGAACGCACCCGCCATGCCTTCCTCGGCAAAAGAGGTGAGGACCCGGCTGTAGTCAAACGCCAAACGCCATCAGATCAGCTCATTCCGCAGACCGGGTGAGTGTATATCCGGCGCGTTCGTTCTATCGATCCCGTCTGGGTCCTGGGCGGGGGCGGTGGGGAGTGCTGGGTGACCTCCTTTTCCCGGCAATCGGCCATCCTAAGGGGGGTGGTATGTGCCATCGACGCTGTCGTCCGATCCGCCGCAGTTTTGTGCCGCCGGTCTGCAGTCGCGATCAGGAAATACTTGCCAACAATGCCCTGTGCTGACTCAGCCGAAGCCGCCGGTGCGTTTTGAGATTATCGACTGGGAAGGGGGCGGCTGGGTGCAAAACCGCATGGGCGGCATCGCCAAGGGCTACTCGGACTAGCAAGCCCCTCGGCGAAAATCGCCCAGAACCTTTCAATCAGGTATGTTGTCGCGAAGGTGCGCGTGAGAGGGTGAGCCGCAATGCAGCAAATTGCGGACTGGCTCGCAAAGCTTGGCATGTCGGAGTATGCGCAGCGCTTTGCTGAAAATCGCATTGATTTCTCCGTCCTTCCCGACCTGACCGATCAGGATTTGGAGAAGCTAGGCGTGCTTCTAGGTGATCGGCGCAAAATACTGCGCGCGATTGGCGAACTTGCCGTTACGACGGCGCCATCGCCGAAACCTGCCCCTGCA